GGCAGGCTCCTTGAAGGTCTGGCGCCTACCCTACACCAGCTATCGGCGTGGCTGAACACTCAAGGTGTGAGCGCGCGTATGTAACCCTGGCAGGCGCGCAGGGCGATCAGTCCGGCGTCACCGGCATCGGTGATGGCGATAATTCGTCGAGCATGCGCCGGGTCAAGTCGGGCGCGTGGGGCGCCATGATCCAGGCTGCCGGCGCCGGGGGCGACAGGCAGGTCGGGGGTGGCGTCGCGGTCGAGAAGGACCGACAACCGCAGATCAGCAGTAGCCAGCCGATCACGCAAGCGTGCCTGAGCCTGTTGTGCATCGAGAAGCTCCTGATAATGGGTGTTGTCGTTCAAATCCAGCTGGCGCTCCAGCACATGACGTTGCTGGCGTTCGCCCTGCAGCTCGGCGGCAGCACGCTCGGCCAGTTGCTGGCGTTCGAATGCCCAGGCCTGTTGTTGCTGCGCCAGCTGGCGGCCCAGGCGCCAGCCCTGGACCTGCCAGGTCAATACGCAGGCCAACAGCGCCAGGCTCAGCAGCACGCCAGCGTGCAAGCGGTTCAACACAGCACTTCGCGGGCGCGGGCCCAGAGTTTGAGGCGATCCTCCAGGCCATTGAGGCCACCGTTGATATGCCGCGTAATGCGGTTGAACTCACCGCGGTCGGCCAGCGCATTAAGCCCACGCGAGTGCCAGAACCAGGCAGCCGACTCGGCCGCCCAACGCGGTTGCTCGAGCAACTGCGGTAACTCCAGCAGACGCTCGTCGCCAAACAGCGCCATGCTGCAGGCGCGGTAATTGTTGCGCCCTGTAACCTGGATCAGCCCCCTGCCGCAGTACCGCTGACCGTCTCCGTCCGCCTCCGGCGTGTTGCCCAGGCGCAGGGCCAGGGCGCCGGTGTCGTAACGGGACAGGTAGCGATCGCTGCCCAGCTCCTTCACATAACGCAGGTGGCCCGACTCGTGGCCGATCTGCGCGAGGAAGGCGGCAATGCGTCGGGGGTTGTCGATTTCCCAACGGGCCATGGCAGTGTTCAGGGCGGGTACAAAAATGCCGGCATTGGCGCCGGCACTGGGAAGAATCTGCATCAAGTTCTGCTGAGTGATGACCATCATCATTCTCCAAAATGCATAGGGGTTCAGACCTGTCCGGCCTTGAGCGAACGACCGGCATTACCCTGCCCGCCCTTGGCCCTGGCCTTGCCTTGCTTGCCGCCATTGCACTCGACCGTGGTGCTCCACCCGGACGCGCTGAACACCTGCTCGATCGACTCGATCAGGTACTCGCCATCGAGGCCGGGCTTGAAGCCCTGGGCGTCGAGGGTGCGTTCGACGAACAGGTCGGTGCGGCCCGGCATTTCCAGGCGCAGGTTGGCGGTGCTGCGGTTGAGCGCCGCCAGGCGGGCCTTGGCGGCCTGCTCGGCAGCGCTACGGTTGGGGTACAGGTGGCGGTCGGTGTGCACAGGCGACAGGCCGTCGGGCGCGTCGTCGTTGGGCAGGTCGACCACGCTCTGCTGGCCGCTCTTGCTGTCCAGATGACGGGTTTGCACGGCCTTGTGGGTGCCTTTGTCGGTCATGCGAAACTGCCAGCTGCGCACATCGCCACGGCTGATCCTGACGTTGCCAAGGGCCTTGCCGCTGACGCTCTTGCCGGCCTGGCGCGGCATCACCAGCAGCGCGCCGTTCGCTACCTTGGCGGTGCAGTCGAACAGGCGCCCCAGGCGGGTGATGAAGTTGAAGTCCGACTCGTTGAACTGGTCGATGCGCGGTATGCGCAGCGTCACCGGGCACGCTGGCTGCCAGCCATTGCGCGCGGCGATGTCGCGCACAATCTGCTGCAGGGTGACGTTCTCCCAGCTGCCGCTGCGGGTGGTCTTGCCGCTGCCGCGCATGTCGCTGGCCTTGCCTCGGATCACGATGCTGTCGGGCGGCCCGGACAGCTCCACCTCATCCACGGCGTAGCGCCCCAGGCGGGTCAATGCCTGGCCGGCGTAGCCCAGATGCACCTCGATGAAGGCACCGCGTGCCGGCAATGCCACCTCGCCGTCGCGATCGTCGATACGCAGTTCGAACTCGTCCGAGTCCATGCCCGGCTTGTCGGTGGTACGCAGCGACAGCAGGCGATCATTGATCAGCGCGGTGATGTCCTTGCCATCGGCCACGATGCGAAACACAGGTTGCATGGTTGCTGCTCCAGAAGGGCCTGCCCGCGCACGCAGCGCTGGCAGGCAGGGGGGGCGCGCCAGCTCAGTCCCACAACTGCACCAGGGCCTGGCGGGCGGGCGTCAACGCGGGCAGCCTGATGAGCACCCCGGCACAAAACGGCTGCGCCTGGTCGGCCAGGCCCTGGTTGGCATCGAGTACCGCTTCGACGCTGCCGTTGAGGTGCCCGTAGTAGTGCTGGCAGAGGCTGTCGAGCAGATCGCCGTCAGAGGTTCTGCAGATCGTCGCCATAGCTCACGAACTCCAATGAAAAGCCTTGTTTGCGAGGAATGCCGCCAGCCACCAGGCTGCTCTGGTCCTCCTCGATGCTGGTCAGGCACCAGTTGCCCAGTACCTCGCCGTAGCCGGTGGTCAGGCTCAGTGGCTGCAATTGCCGACCGATGCTGCGCAGCGCCTGCAACTGGCCGAGCCCGCTTTTGGCACCGGGAAAGATCGTGCCCTTGAGGGTGATGCGCTCTTCGCCCAGCCCCACCGCCTGCTGCGCCGGGTGGCGGCTCAGGCGCTCCTGGCCCGCCCAGCGAAAGCCGCTCTGGCGACGCAGTTCATCGAAGGTCGCGGTGTCGAGGTTGAAGTAGTAAGGCTGCGCCTGCGCCTGCAACGACTGCAGAATGAGCAGGTGCGGGAACGGCTTGACCACCTCGGCTGCCGGCGTGACCGACGGCGCGAAACTGCCGGTGGGCAGCAACGTGCCCAGCGACGGGCTGATGCGACCCGCCACCTTGTTGATGGCTGCGGCAGCCTTGGCCGCCTTCTGCTCGAAGATGACGATGCGCTCCTGCACCAGCGCGACCTTGGCCACGGCACGGCTGTAACGGCCCAGCACCTTGTCGACGCCCCGCTGCGCCCGGTTGATGGCGCGCATCGTGCGTTGCAGCCTGGCGCCGATCAGCGGCCCGACGTAGGGGATGTCCTCGAGCGCGGCAGCGGCTTCGGCGATATCGCTGATGGCGCCGGTCATGGGCTCCAGCATCTCGTCGGCACTGCGCCGGCCCGCCTCCCCCGCTGCGATCAGCGCCCGCAGGGCCGAGTGCAACTGGTCCATGTAGGTCATGGCAGCTCCTTATACAAATGTGGGGTCGGCCAGTTGCCGCATCGAAGCCTGACGGGTCAGTTCGAGGAACTGACGTCGAATGATCGGCTCGATGTTCATCGCCAACTGGGCCGGGTCGGTGACACTGCCCTGCACGGTGATGGGCATGTTCGGGGCGAAGGTGATCTGTTGGGCAATCGGCTGCGGCGCAGGGCTGATCGAAGGTGGCGCAGGCGGCAACGACAGAATTGTCATCGGCTCGCCAGCGCCGGGATTCATCGAACGAGCGACATCGCCCAGCGACTTGGACAAGTGAGTGGGTTCGCCAGCAGGAGGCTTGGCAGCATCGTCGTCTGCAAACCACTTCTTGGCTAACGAGGAGCCCCACTCGCTGAACACAATACCCCCGATCACCGAACCGATCGCAGGACCGATGACAGGAACGAAAGCGCCCAGCGCAGCCCCGGCCAGTGCGCCACCAAAACCGCCCACTGCCCCACCATATCCCTCGGCCTTCTGCTCGGTGGTTTCTGCAGTGAGGAAGGTCTTGCCGAACTTGTAGATGGCCTCGACGGCTGCGGGCGCTCGAGCGGCCTTGATCGCCGGAACAGCCTTGCCGAGGTAACCTTTGATGCTTTCCCAGCGCCCAACCGGAGCAGATGAAGGTCGGCGCCTGGAGGGGCTGTTCTTTCTTCCCCCTCTACCCCTTCTCGAAGTTATCGCGCCGCAGCAAAAGTCCTGGGCATTGACGACAAACACCCGTTGCGGCGCCCTTGCGCCTTTGGGAGCGTCGCCACCCAGCACGCCAGCCTTCCGTGGCCCTGCCCTGAAATCACTGGCAACAGCGATGATACCTATGGGCTGCGGCCCCTTTGCCGGGGGCCCGGTATCATCGCTCCCCGCCATCCTCCTGCTGAGCGGGTCGGATACCCGACCCGCCGCAGGTGTCCCATCGGTTGGCGAAGATGCAGGCGCTGCAGTCTCCAGTGAAGCAGCCGCAGCTGCCCCTGCGGGTGCCTGCGGTGCCGCTTGCGATCTGATGTTTACGGATACCCTGGCGGGCTTCGATTGCGAAAGCCGGCGCGCAACATCGGCGACCTGGAAACTGATCACCTGCAAGTGCCCGTCGATGCTCTTCAACAATGTCAGCCTGTGCCGGGAGCCCTGTGTTTCAGCAGCCTGTACGACGCCCCCGGTCTTTGCTTGAGTTCTCGCGCCTGGCGGATCACCAGAAGCGCTGTCGAGCATCCCGTTGCCCAGCGTCTCGTGCCCGAGCGGGTACAGGTCGCCCTTGCCTTCGCTGCTCAATTGCCTGAGTTGCCGGATCCGCGCCTCAAGCAGCTTGAATGATGCGCCGATCGTCGAACTGACCGAGGCGCCGATAACCAGTTTCAACGCTAACGCGTTTGCCATACGGTCCCCCTGTGCGTGCAAAACCGGCTCACTCCGTGAGCCACCAGACCATGTCGTTGAACGACATGGTCATGATCTCGGTGGCAGAAAAATTCAGCTCACGGGCAAGCCGCCTGGCGGCCACCTTCTGAAGGGAGGGGTCAAAGCTCGTCGTCTTGCACCAGGCGAAAATAGCCCGCCTGCAGGCGGCCATAGTCCTTGAGCGCGAGGCCCTCCAAGTCCTTGATGCCCACCTCGGCGAGGGAGGCGAACAGGTTCAGCTCACGCTGCTCGTCGTCGCCGCTGCCGGCCGACTGAGCCGCACGAATGTCGCGTACCGTAGGCGAGCGCAACGACAGGCTGTCGACCTTGATGCCATTGGCTTCGCTCGGCCGGGTCAGCGCCACCACCACGCCGTCGGCGCTCAGCTTCATCCAGCTGGGGATCTTTGCTTGGGTCATGAGAAGTCCTTACAGGCCCAGGGCCGAACGTTGTGCCGCGAGCTGGTCGACGCCGTCGATCACGCGCTTCATGCCGATGGGGTCGATCTCGTAGATCAGGCGTCCGCCGACTTCCAGCTTGTAGTAGGTGACGGCGACGGTGTGCTTGACCTCGGCCTTGTCACCGGCCTTCCAATCGCCCATGTCGACTTCCTTGAGCGCGCCGCGCAGGGTCACGATCACCGGGGTGACAGCGCCCTTGAGGCCCTTGAAGGCACCGCGGAAGGTACCGTTGAACGCAGAACCATCGGCCAGGCCGAAGAACTTCAGCGACTCACGGCGCACGCCGGTAGTGGTGAAGCCGGCTTCCTGCTTCTCCATGCCCATGTCCATCTCGATGGGCATGTCCATGCCGCCCACCCGGTGCTCTTCCATTTTCAGGGTGAGCTTGGGCAGGGTCAGGCTGGTGACATCGCCCTGGAAGCTGGTGCCATCGACGAACAGGTTCAAGTTCGCCAGGGTTTCGGGAATCATTGCCATTGCTAGTGCTCCTTAAGCTGCGTTATCGAGAACTTCGGTCAGCCACTGGTTGGTGACCTCGACGCGGAAGTTGGGGTTTTCGGCCGGTGGTACGTCGGTGAAGCGGATGTTCCAGTACACCTTGCCCTGCTCCAGCTGGCTGGCACTGTTGAGTTCCGGGTCGGCGAACACTTCGAAGTTGATGATCGCGCCCTGGGCCTTGAGGTCGCGCATGAACGCCTGCAGGCCTTCGGTCACGTCCTTGACGTAGGTGGCGGTGATCGAGCGGTCGACTGCCCATTTGTGCCCGTAGAGAATCGCGTCCATCACGATGTCCATGGTGCGCACGCGGGTGACGAAGGCCCACTTCGGGTCGCTGCTCAGGGTGCGGTTGCCCCACAGGCGATAGCCGTCATCGCGGATGATGGTGGTGATGTTGGCGTTGTTGAGCAGGTTGGCGCGGCAGGTCTCGTCGCCATCGAGGAACTCGATGGGGCGGGTGGTGCCGGTGATGCCGACGAACTCCTTGTTCGAGGGCGAGGCCCAGAAGCCGTACTCGTTGTCGGTCCAGGCGAACAGGCCAGCGACCCAGGCCGAGGCCGCTGCATCGACGGTGGCGCTGGTGGTGGTGTCCCAGTACTGCACGCCCGGGTCGACCAGGAAGGCGCGCTTGGCACCGAAGTTTTCGGCGTAGGCCAGGGCGGCCTCGTCGGTGGTGGCCGGGCCGTCGATGATGGCCAGGCCGCGCAGCTTGTCGGCCAGGGCCACCAGGGCGGTGGCGACGGCTTGAGTTGCGCTGTGCTTTGGAGTGACCAGCAGGCGCGGCTGGGCGTTGAAACGGCTCTTGCCGTCGAGCAGCGCTTGCAGGCCGGTACGCTTGCCGTCGGCCAGCACGCTGCCGATGATGGCCGAGGTCTGCTCGGCGGCGTCGGCCACCTTGGCCACGCCGCAGGCGACGATGACCGCCTTGGCGCGCTGGTAGATGGCCTGGCAGGCACGGGTGATGGCCGCGTCGGCGCCGAAGGCGGCGATGGCTTCACGCTCGCTGGTGATCAGCACCAGGTCGTTGAACTTGGCGCTGGCGGTCGGGCCTTCGGTGAAGGTGTCCACCAGGCCGATGATCGAGGACGACGGCAACGCGATGGTGCGGGCGCCGGTGTCGACGTTGGTGACGGTGACGCCGTGAAAGAAACCACTCATGGGTAAACTCCGGGTATGAAAAAGGCCCTGCAATGCAGGGCCTCGGAAGGAGAATCAGAAATTTTCGAAATGCAGCCTGATGCGAGGATATGCAGAGCGCACAGCCAATCTCAGGCCAGGAAATCCCAGGTCAGGCAGATCGCTGCAGTCGGGTTGTTGGCTGCGGTCCAGAGCCCGTAGCCGGCTGGGATGAACAGCGGATAAGGCAGGGTGTACTGCGAGTCGTTGCGTCCGTCGATACCGCCAAAAATGCAGTGCACGGTCGTATCGCCGAGACGAGCAGGCGCCTTGGGGCCGCTGTACACATTGATGGCGCCACCGCCCGTGCAGAGGGTGGTAGTACGCAGATAGACACCTTCGGTGTTATCGGCCGGGTTGACCACCTGGATCATGCTGGTCGGGTGCCCGTAATAAAAATGCTTGCCTACTTTTACTGCTTCCATGTCTGTTTACCTATCGAGTCGAATGCTGAGTCGCGGAACATTCCGCGTTCATGTCGCTCACAGGCGATGGTTCGAGGCTCGTGGCCTTCACATGATTCAACGTTCCGCAGCGGGAACATTTGATCTGGAGTTCTGTGAACTCGCCCATACGGGCAAGCAGTCGTTTGCATCTGCCGCATCTGCAATCTTTCAACATCTGCAAAGCCTTAAGATTTTCTGCTGAAGGGTCTTGAAGAATGAAAAAGCCCCGACAGTGCGGGGCTTCAGGGGGTCATGCTTTCCAACCAGAGCGGCGGTACCGGCCGGTGCTCAGAAACTGGGAACAGCTCCGACTGGGGCCAGTCGCGCAGAGCCTGACGGTACTGCAGCATCTCGGCGAACTGTTCGGCTGACAAGCTGGTAGTCAACTGCATGTCAAGCTCATCTCTATGGCGAGTGACTAACCATTCCGTAGCACCTATTTGCGAATCACGGCCTGCGCGCTCGCGGGCCGAATGTTGTTCCAAAGTCAGTACCACCGGCGGGGGCTCAATCAGAATGGGCAGCCCATCGGGGCCGTGGGAGCGTACCTTGCTCGGATCAGGATTGGCGATCACGTCAAGAAAAAGCGCTTCGGTGATAGGGCGGGCGTCCGGTGGCATTTCCAGGTGAATGCCCTCCAGATAGGTAGTAGCGGTGGAGAGACTGTAGTAGCGCTGCATATTTATCGTCCTAGGGCGAGCCAACGTATGGATTGAGCGGCCTCTGCATAGATCACCGCACCCGACTTCGACAGTGAGTTCACCCACTGGTCGTTGTACTCGCCGACGGTCGCCTGGGTGGCTTGTCCGGTGAGCATCAACTGCAGGACACTGCTCGGAAATTCGAGAGGGAAGTTGAGGTCATGCACTCCCGCGCTACCTGACAACAAGCCCCACTGCACAGTGAACCCACCAAGCCAGGAAGGGAAAACCAGGTAGCCGTTGGTAGTGAAACTGGCCGTGAGCCCCCAGCGCAGTTTTTTTGGTGTAACGAGCACATCATCGGCCAAGCCTGCGTTGACCTGCGCTTGGGTGGCGATTCTCACCATACCCAAATTGGTTTCGGTCGCTTGAGCGGCCAACGCGGCCAACGCAGCAATATCAATGTTTCCCTGATTGATCGGTGCGCTCCACGCCTTGATGCACCAGATCACAGAAACGTTGCGCATGCGTGTCTCGGCAGCGACACGTGCCACCTTTGAAATATCGAACGCTACCGTGTCCTGGGGAACCGCCCCACTTAGCAGAGACGTCGTGTACGGCGAGTTTGTGCCCCCGGCGATGTTCAACGTGAACGGGCCGTCTGCGGTATACACCGAGCCTGAAGAACCTGGGGCGAACCCGCGAAACGTAAGTTTGCCGGCAATACTCTGTACCGCGTCCAACTGCTCAGTACTTAGCTGACGAGCAGCATCGACACCTCGCCCGTGATCCCAGCCCCGCAACACAGTGCCGCGCGACTCAGGCAAACGAAAGTAACCCGCCGGCTCAGTGCCGTTGTTGTAGGCGCCACCCAGGAACGCGGCCAGGTCAGGATAAGCCGCGATGCTCTTCGCACTGTTATCGACTTCCAGCCAGCCCGGAGGGATATTGTTCACCGGCAGCGCCAGTATGGCCCCTACCGGTATCGCCGAGGCCTCGGCGATCATCTCTTCAATCTGCGCTTTGGTGTAACTGTCGGTGATGCCATACCCGCTCAGCGTGGTCGGATTCGTCGCGGCGACAACGCGGCCGTAAGCATCCACCTTGACGCTGCGATAGGTGCCAGCGGCGACCCCGCTGCGCCCGAACGCCATTTCAAACGCCAGCGCCGTTACGCCCAGAGTAATGGGTGCATCCGTGGTCAGCTGCCAGGCGCTGTCACCATTGACCGTACCCCGCTCCACCAGCACCAGCAGGCCGGGCGTGACCTTGGCGCTGCTGTCCGCATCCGGGCAACGTGTCCACGCTCCACTGGCAACCAGATACAGGCCGTTGTCCTTGGCAGCGGCCTGATTCTTCACCAACACGCGCGCGCCCGCCTGTAGCGCAACACCATCCATCGTCTGCAACCCGCTCAAGGTGATCGCGGCCGTGGTCGCAGCCAGCACCGAGTGCTTGAAGTCGCGCTTGGCCAGTTCCTCGGTCACGAACTCGCGGGTCGCCAGCACTACACCCGGATCGATCTTGAGTTGCACATTGCTGGCGCTGCTGACCACCAGGTTCATGCGCACCACCTGGGTACGACCCGAGCCCTGGTTGAGCAGCGGTTTGTAGGTAGGGGCACAGTTGGCCACCGCCACCAGGTCGCCGTCGGCGTCGTACAGCCCAACCTCGCGAATCCAGCGACCGCCGATCTCGGCGGGGATCACCTGCTCGGCGACGATGACCGCACTGTCCTTTTCGTCGACCTTGAGCTGGTTCAGCGGCGCCCGCCGCCACTCGTTGAGCAGGCTGGTCCAGCTCGCGTCGGGCATTGGCAGCGGCGGGTTGTCCAGCCCTGCCGGACTGGCGTCACCGACGGCCATGTGTGTGATTTTCCAAGGAATGCCCAGGGCATCCGCATTGGCCTGTTTCGCGGCCCCCACCTTGGTCAGGATCGCGTAGAACTGGGAGTTCTGATCAACCATTAGTAAATGTCCAGATAGTCAATGGTGTGTTCTCGCCCACCACGCCCGATGGCCCCCATGACCATGAGGTCGGCCGGCGCAGGCGGGTAGATGTCAAGTTCGTCGCCGTCTTGCAGCGCGGCGCCGAGGTAAAGCGACCCAGCGGTTTCCAGGCTGATGACCAGGCCACTCAGGTGTCGGCTGACGGGCCTGGCGTCGTCGATCAGCCAGGTCAGTTCCTGGTACGTCTGTTCGCTGATCCCCGCCTCGGACACGCCGATCTTCAGCGCGAACGTGCCGGGCACCGCCGGGGGCGTGGCCTTGAACCACTCGATCACTTCGATCAAATAGCCAAACGGCTCCACCACGCGGCGCAATGCGCCGATCGTGCCCTTGTGGGCATGCACGTAGAACGAGGAGCGAATCACCGAGCGCTTGATCGCCTCGGGCCAGGTGTCGTCCCAACGGTCCACCGACCAGGCCCAGGCCAGCTGGTACAACAGGTTCGCCGGGCAGGTATAGGGGTTGTACAGGGTGCGCAGGGTGACCTTGAGGTCTTCGTTGGAGGCCGCCTCGACGGCCCGTTCCAGCGGCGTGCTGTTGAGCGGCAGGAGGCTGTGCATGTCAGCCCCCCCGCGTCAGTTCGAACCCGGTGCACCAGGCCGCCTGCGCCTTGCTCGGGCGGATGTCGGTCCAGTTGCGCAGCTCCACCCGGCTCACACCGGCGATGTGCAGTTGCGCATCGATGGCCGAGCGCGAAACCTCCACGCCCAGGCGTCGTCGGGGGTTGACCCAGGCCTGCAGGCGCCGCTGGCACTCGGCCAGGGTCGCTTCGTTCTCCGGCCCCGTCCCGGCCATGTAGAGCACGGCATCGATGCGATAAGGAATCACCTCGGCACTGCGCACTTCCAGGCGGTCCGCCACCGGGCGTACATCGTCGTCGTTGAGGTAGGCGGCCACTTCGGCCAGCAACTGCGCACTGGCGATGCCGTCCTCCTCCAGGCTCAGCACCGTCACCTCCACCACTGCCGGTGACGGGCTTTCTGCAGAGGCATCGGCCACCTGCCCCGAGGCATTGCGTGCATGCAGGATGTAGCTGTTGCGCGGGCCGGCGGTGGTCAGGCCCTCGTACACCAGTTGCACCCGCTCGCGCAGTGCATCGTCTTCCTCAAGCACTTCGAGGGTCGGTGGCACACTGTTCGCGTCTTCGGCCTGTACCACCAGCCGCTTGAGCTGCACGTTGGCTGCCAGCTGGTCCAGGTCGCTGCCCTGGGCATAGGCCAGCAGCAGCGCCTTGGCGGCATCGTTGACCCGCGCCCGATTGAGCAGCTTGCGGTACGCGCCCACCTCCAGCAGTTTGGTTACCGGGTCGCTTTCCAGCAGCGCGTCCCAGTTCTCGCCCATGTGCGACCGAAAGGCCGCCAGGTCATCCTGGAAGATGTCCTCGAAGTCGAGGTCTTCCAGCACCTGCGGCGCGGGCAGCGCCGACAGTTCCACGTTGCTCATGCCGTTATCTCCAGCAGTTGGCTGTCGCCCAGGTACTGCCCGCTCAGTTGCAGGCTGATCTGCCCGCCCACTACCGCCACCACGCGCACCCGCTGCAATTTCAGGCGTGGTTCCCAGCGGGTCAGGGCGCGGGCGACCTCGGCCTGCACCGCACTCTTCCAGCCCTCGTTGACTGGCAGGTCGACGAAACGGCGCAGCTTGCTGCCGTAGTCGGGGCGCATGCGCCGGCTGCCCAGCGGGGTGGTGAGGATGTCTTCGATGGACTGGCGCAGGTGCCCGATGCCGGACAGCGTCTGCCCGCCGTGGCGGCTCATGCCGATCATCGCGGTACCTCCCTGGCCTGAATGCATTCACTAGCCATGTTGTCTCCAGGCATAAAAAAACCCGCGTTGGCGGGCGGGGTTCAGTGCTTGTGATTGGCGGTGTTGCCGCCGGTGTCGATGATCTTGCCGGCCCCCAGGATGTCACCGGTCACACGCAGGCCACCGTTGATGCTCACCTCACCGGTCAGGGCAATGTTGGCGGCGTTCAGGGTGATTGCGTTGTCGGTGACCAGCAGCGAGCTGCCGGCCACCTTGAGGCTGACGGTGCCACCGGGCAGCTCGATGCTGTAGCTGCGGGCCTGCCAGTCGTAGACCAGCGAACCACCGTCATCGAAGCGCCATACCTCGACGTGCTCGCGGTTGTCGGGTGGCGCGCCGGCATTGCCGTACAGGCCCGGTACGAAGGTACCCTGCGCCGGCTCACCGCTGGGGCTGAGCAGTGCGCCCTGCTCGTTCAGGCTCGGCGCACGCCAGTGGCGGGCCTTGCCTGCCGCGTGGCTGTGCCAGCGCACCCAGGCGCTGGTCCAGCCGGCGCCATCGGAGACCCGTACCCGCGCTGCTGCCAGGTCGATGCCGACCACCCGACATGGAATGACCAGCGCCGCCAGCATGCGGTCATGCATGGAGCTGGCGTAACTCATGCCATGTCCTCCGGTGCCTGGTAGCTGTCCTTGTGCGCGGGTCCTGTGTCGGGGCTGAAGGCGAACAGCAGCGAACCGGGTGGCTGGTCTGGCCAGGGCCACTGCAGGTCGCCAAGGTAAACGGGCTGCTGCCATTGCACCCGCCATTCCAGGGTGCCGGGTACTTCGGCAGGTATGGCTGAAGGACGGGCCTGCACCTGGGAGATGGCGTCGACGAAACCCAGGCTCCAGAACTGCTGGCGCAGCAGCGCGGTCAATTGCGCGGCCAGTGTCATTGCTTCCAGCGAAGCCTGCTGGCGCGCTTTACTCACCAGAATCCTCGCCTCGAACGAGGCGTTAACGCATGTACGCCCATCGCCGGGGTCGACGCCAGGCCTCATGCCGGTGAGGGTGTGCATCAGCGCAGGCAAGGCCGTGTTCTCGTCCGGCAGCGCAAACGCTTCCACGTGCCGCAACTGGGGCATGCCCGCACTCAGGGTGGCGCTGATCGCTTGATGTAACGTCCCAAGTTCGTTCACGGTCACTCCTCGCTATCGGTGCGCTGTTCTGTTATTGCATCGCAATGAAAACGCCCAGGCGAACCTGGGCGTGACAGATGGATGCCGGGTCTACTGCAAGGGTTCAAATACCCATCGATGCCATTTCAAGCGGCGATCGATAGGTTGCGGCAGCAGTGGCGATGCAGGCCCGGGCCTGCAGATTGGCCTCCTTCATGTCGTTGATGGTATCGGCGATCTTCTGCGCGCCTTCCACGATCCACATGCGTGAGTAGATCAATGCGGCACCCGCCCCGGTGGCGATCACCAGGGCCCGGAACAAATCAGCCAGCAGAGCACTGCATGTGCCGATTTCGTTCACCGCCGTACCTACCACGGCCAGGACCTCCTCGTTGTAGTCCAGGTTGTTTGCCACACTGGCGCCCCAGATGCTGGTGACCAGGGCCTTGCAGTTCTGAATCTGTTCAGCAGTAAGTGACATGAGTCTTTCTCCGTTGATTGATCAAATGCGGGCGTGTGCCCTGTAGGTGTCGCTCGCAGGCGATGACTGGAGGCTCATGGCCTTCACCTCCGAACACCGACGCCCGTCAGCGGGGTGGATGGTCGGTTGGTTGCGCAGGTGTGCAATCCTTCACACCCAGCCGCTTCGCAGCCCAGCGCTCGTAAAGCCCGATGGCCACGTCGGCGCCCGCCATGGCGGTCAGGCAACCAAAGGCTGCGGCGCTCCAGATCGACAGCCCGCTGGCATACAGCAGCATCACGGTCGATACGCCGCAGACCATGCAGGCCCCGGAGCGCAGCAGCAGTCGCCTGAACAGGCCCCAGCCGCGGGCGCCCTCCTTGTCTGCGCGCCACATCTCGCCAGACAGACCACCCAGCAATGCCAGGACGATCACCAGCCAGATCGGCATTTCCAGCAACGTCTGTTGCTCGTTTGTCATGCTCGTGCTCCCTTGTTGAACAGCCGATCACTCGGCATTCCAAAAAGCCCGGTCGCCCAGGCTTTTCAGTAATGCGTGGTCGGATCGCCGGCCACTGCTGGTGCGCCGTGCGATCCCGCCTCAAATTGTTCCTCCGACCGCGGCCGCCTGCCCGCCGGATAACTGCTTACGGTGCTTTACGCTGCACACCCGGGTCAGTTGCCAACCCTCTGAACAGTTCAGGCCTGTTCATCGCTGCCTTGCCACTGCCGGTGTCTGACCGGCTTGAGACAAAGATTATGCATCAATGCATATGCAGTCAATGCATTTCTGGAAATATTTATGCATTTTCTTTTGCACTGACGCATGCTGGCCTTGCGCGGTGGGGCCTGCAGGGCTGTTTTATGCAGTCAACACCGGCTGCGAATCGGCAAGAGCGGGCTCATGAGGAGCAGAGATTTTGACGGGCGCCAGCAGATGAATTCCGTTTCCATCTGGTTGCTCGTGATCGGTGAGATCTGCGCAGTTGCTCCTGAGCGGGCAGATAGATAGCTGTGGCATCGCCATCAACGTTGCATTGGAAGTGAGGCGAAAGGCTATAATCGCGGAATTTTCCTCGCTTTGACGGGGCTGTTCTCCTCCGTCGGACATCAAGTGCTTACCCTATAAATGACACAACCTACCCTTCATCTTTCTCATCCCAAATATCGCCCAGATATCGACGGCTTGCGGGCTGTTGCCGTCTTGGCAGTAGTTATCTATCACGCCTTCCCCAGTGTGCTCAGGGGAGGGTTTATCGGCGTCGATATATTCTTTGTCATCTCAGGCTACCTGATTTCCACTATCATTTTTGAAAGCCTGGATCGGGGCGCATTCAGTTTTACCGAGTTCTACGCACGACGTATAAAACGCATATTTCCTGCGCTGCTGCTGATACTTTCAGCGTGTTATGGTTTCGGCTGGTTCACGTTGCTGGACGATGAATTCAGGCAACTGGGAAAACATATCGCAGGCGGCGCCGGTTTCGTCTCGAACCTGGTGCTATGGAGTGAGGTCGGTTATTTCGACAACTCAGTGGAAACCAAACCGCTATTGCATTTGTGGAGTTTGGGCGTAGAGGAACAGTTTTACATTGTCTGGCCAATATTGTTGTGGGTGGCGTGGCGATTCAGGTTCAACGTTCTGGCCTTGACGATCCTCTTGGGTGCTGTCTCATTTTTCCTGAGCGTCAAAGGCGTCAAGCATGATGCGATCGCCACATTCTATTCACCACATACACGTTTCTGGGAGTTGCTGGCCGGCACGCTTCTCGCATGGCTCACCCTTTATAGAACGCGTGCCGTGCGAAAACGACTTGGGCATGTGCTTTCCGTGCTGGGTGTGTGTTTACTGGTATTCGGCTTCTTCAGGATAAACAAAGGCCTCAACTTTCCTGGAAAATGGGCACTCGTTCCAGTACTGGGCGCTGTGTTGATCATTGCGGCGGGCCCTGATGCCTGGTTCAATCGCAGGGTGCTGGGTAACAAGTTGGCCGTGTGGTTCGGCTTGATCAGCTTCCCTCTCTACCTGTGGCACTGGCCCTTGTTGTCTTTCGCAAGGATCGTGGAAGGCGAAGTACCCACTGTCGGCATTCGCGTAGCGGCCGTACTGTTGGCTATTCTTCTGGCTTGGCTGACATACAGGCTGGTGGAGCTTCCCCTGCGTTCAAGGTGGCAGGGGCGCTCCAAGGTCATTGTGCTCGTGCTGCTGGCAGCTGGCTGCGGAGCAACAGGCTATGCGACCTACACGCAGGACAGCATTGCACAGCGAACGCATAACCAAAAACTCATGGCCTACCAGAACAGTATAAAAGTCACTGAGCGAGCGGCCGAATGCTTTGAAATACCCTATGCCTACAAGAAGCCGGATGGCTGGTTCTGCGGGCTGGGTGAGCGTGGTGCGCCCGTTGAGTACTTTGCGTACGGTGACAGTCATGCACTGAGCCTGGTGCCGGCATTGGAGAAGTTTGCACGCGACCATAAGGTAGGCATGAAGTTTACGGGAACGTCTGGCTGCCCCTCGCTGCTGGGTATCCAGTCACTGCGTGGCGAAGCCGGAATTGAAAAACACAATTGCCAGGCATTGAACGAGCGCATCTTCAACGACGTTCGGGCCTCGGGTATTAAGCACGTCATATTGATCAATCGCTGGACGTATTACACTTCATCACCGTCACGCCCTTCGGAGTTCAATGGCATTGCAAGAGATCCATCCGCAAAGGCAACGGTCCAGAGCTCAACCCATGACCTTGTCTGGGCAATGGATAACACCGTTTCTCGCTATGCCCAGATTGGCGTGAACGTTATCTTCATCGAGGATAACCCGCAGCAGCGGTATGAGCCCAAGGATGTATTACGGCGTGGGCGCGGCATAGAACGCGAATACTTGAAGTTGTCGGTCAGCCGCGAAGAGCATGTTCGCAATCAAGCATTCGTGAACGCGGCGTTGCGCAAGACATCCGCCACAATCATCAACTTCGACCGCGCGCTGTGCCCTGGGGATATCTGCCCGCTGGTCGAGGGGAACGCGTTTCTGTATTCCGATGATGATCACCTGAGTATCACGGGGGCGCTCAAGGTCTATCCCGCGCTGGCCGAAGGGCTTACCCGCTCGGCACAAACCGCCGAAATGGCGAAGTAGCCAGCGCGCTGATGCTTGCTCCGACAGGGCCGACCCCGCAAACTTTTGCAGGTATCGGTCTTGCCGGAAAGGATCAATAAGGGGTTTGAGCAGGCACAAAAAACCCGCCGGGGCGGGTTTCTGAGAAAGCGTAGAACCTAGCGGGCGTACATGCCCCACCAGAACACATGCCCGAGGATGCTGATTTGCTCCTCCTGCATCTGCTGGAAGGTGTAGTCCTCGTCCGGGTGCTCGTCGCGGTTGAAGCTGCGCAGGCGGATACCCGTGGGCAGGCGATACAGCTGTTTCACGCGCAACTGGCCATTGTGGTTGATGGCATACAGGTCGCCGTCGACAATGTCGCCGATGCCGCTCTTGCCCGCATTCACCCCCACCGTGGCGCCATCACGCAGCACCGGCAGCATGCTGTTGCCGCGCACCGTCACGCACTTGGCCTGGTCGAACTGCACGCCGTTGTGACGCAGGCTGCGCTTGCCGAAGCGCAGGCTGGCCTTCTCGCTTTCCTCGATGACGAATCGTCCTGATCCTGCTGCCAACTCGACCTCACGAAGAAACGGAATGGACACTTCGTCGTCCTCGACGGGGGTATCGTCATCCCACAGGCTGATGTCCTGCAGCTGCACGTCGGCGCGCGGCGCGTTCGCCGGGCGGGTATCGCCCAGGTCGGCACGGCCGCGCAACTGATCGGTGCTCACGCCGAAGTACTCGGCGATCTTCGACACATGCTTGTCGGAAGGATCGACGATCTTCTCGCTGAGAATCCGCGACAGGGTGGATTGGGGCACGCCGGTGCGACGGTGAAGCTCCGTGGGGGAGATCCCGTGGCGGTCGAGCAATGCTCTCAAGACGGTAGCTACGTTGCGTTTTTGCATAACGTGCATAGTAACCATCTCGTGCACAAATGCAAATTCAAATATGCATTAACACAATGCCAGGGGCAAAAGGTCGCTGCGCAGCGTTAGGCCCGGCAACGGGGAAAAAATCCCTGTACCATTGCCCGCTGCCTTTGGTCTAAACGACACTGCGAGCCAAGTTTCTGTAATGAGCGATCTTTCCGCACACACCCCGATTGTGCTGAAGTAGTAACGAGAAAAAGCGCCCAAGCCCTGTAAATACAGGTCTTGGGCGCTTTTTTTGTGCGTACTAGTTAGACGTCTAAAGGGCATGAGGGGGCATAGAATGGCGCCCGGCTTGCCCCATTTTTGCCCCATACAAATCTCAGTGCTGGCGCTCTGCAGGATGTCCAAGAGCCCGCAGATTGAAGTCAGCTATCGCCTGGAAAAGAGACTCAGCAAGGACGCGATAACGCTCAAGCTCCTCCGCCGAACTGCTTGACGCCTTAGCCTCATGGTACAGACGCATCGCCTCGACAGCCTCAAGCATTAGCGGATCGTCGGGCATGATCATGTTCGTCAGATCTTCCTTCATCTTCTAGCCTCCATTATCCACTATAGCCAGTTTGTTTCGACTACCAGAGATAGGGGTTTGAACCCGTCCAATCGTCTCAATAGGCCGTTATAGGCCAGTAGAACCAGCTATTCTAGCTTCAGCGGAAGGCCAACTTAGGCCTAAGGCGCCCTAGAATTTGCCCTAAATCTGCCCTAAGAACTGAGACCTGGAGCATTGTCATGGATGAAAAAGCCTCAATCACAGCCGACACACTTGAGCTATTGCTTCTGAACCAAGCCGCCATCAGAGCGGCACTGGAAGAGCTCTCGCTATGGGTCAGTCATCGCGGTTCTTTTCAGATCCATGAAAATGTCAAAGGGGCTCTAACGTCCCTCGACACAAATGCTGAGGCGATCTTATCCGGCATAGAGCGCTTGCGGGAGTAA